CTGCCCACGCATGGGATGAGTTAATGCCAGCGTAAACCCTCACCACCATTACATAGCTGTTGTAATAGATGTTTATTGATGCCCCAACAATGCCTGAAGCTGTGGCACTTGAATAGGCCATGTTTATAGTTACGTCTGCGGCTGACAGCTTGTCAATGATTTGGTAAACTCCATCAAAATCAGAGTCAGGGCAATTGCTGATTTTAACAAATGCAAGGTCTTCAAAACTACCACCGCCTGCCAATGAGCCTGAGAGATTAAGATTAAGATAACCGTTATCATCGCTTATACTTGTTATCGTGCGGGCTGTGTCGGTTGAGTTTGTCGGATACCTCGTGTTGCTTAATTCGTAAACAATAGGAAGGTGAACGCATGACCAACCGTGTGTAGTTTGCTGTGGGCAATAGGTTATAGTTGCATCTACTATCCACTCCACGTAAGGGTTATCAATAAGAATAAACTCGTTAGCGTTGGTTACCTCTACCTGCCAAAAGCCGTTATAGTTTTCTACGTTGCTTTGAATGTAAATCCAATCACCATCTGATAGGCCGTGAGATGTATAGTTCACGGTGGCATAAACAGAATTATAATCCTGGTTAATCGTTGCGCTTACGCACGTATCAAGTATGACCCCTATCGGTCGTTTTTCAATTGTTACTGCCACGGAATGCCCCTTTAATTTCTAGTAAATATCCTTTAACAAATTCTTTCGTTAATACCTCTTTCAACTCATCGACAAATTTAAGCAATTCGGGGGAATAAACTTCACGCCCTCCTGATCTGTATGTACTATCGCCTTCTTTGTTGATCTTCTTAGCTATACCCCACGCTGCTGATTCTGGCTTATCCATACCCCGCGCCTTCGCATACTCGGTAAGGAATTGAATCATTTCAGGGCTTGGGCCTTTATCGGTTGGCCTTCTGCCTTTCTCAATCAGTTCAAAGAAAGCCCTTGCGTATAGCGTTAGCGTGTCGGTGGTTTCGGTGCTGGTTACTTCATGGCGTATTGATTGGGCTGTTCTGCCTGTGGCCTCTACCTGTGCAATGGCGTGTTTTAAGACCTCCACGCCTACTATTCCGTAGTTGTTTAATATCTGGGGGACATTAGCAAACATTGGTAGAATTGTAATCAACCAAAGTAAATGATAGGACTACTCCGGTGGTGTCGTCTGCATGCCTGTGGATGAACGGCTCCCTGCTTATGCCTTCAATCACCACCAAATCGGAATACATTAAATCAATGTTTAACTGCTTGGTAAGTTCAACAGCTATAAGATCGCATTGATCTACAATAGATTCGTATTGTTCCGGTGTGCTGTCTTGCTTATCTTTCTTGGCTATGTGAATCACCACGTTCCACGCCTCTACGGTAAGCTGGGTTTCGGGTAGGATGTTGGGGCTGGATGAAAGACTTTCAAGCCACAGGTAAGGATATTCGTTTGATCGACTTGAATTGAATTCAGTAATACGGCCTGAGTTGAATTTGTAACCTGTGTTCACAGCGTTAACGCCTGACTTTAAAAACACTCTGACCTCATCCCTTTTCATCGCTTCTTTCTCGGTTTGTTCATCTTCCTATCCTGTATCTTATGGTACTCGCTAACTACGTGATTGTACCACGCAAGATAGCGAAGTCTGTGATATATTTTGTATACTGGTAACTCTTCCAATTCATCTACTGTATATTTAGTTTCCTTTTCAAGATAAAAAAGCGTACTCGAAACGCCAAACGACTTAGCCAGCCCCTCAAAACCAGCCTCCACCTCTTCAGGGGTGTAAGACGATTTAGGGAGGTTTGATCGATGGTGCTGTTCAATCCTACTAACTTCATCATCAAAAAAAAACCAACTGCAAGCACATCCGTACAAGGGGCATCTTCAAACTGCGAGGCGTTAGCTTCTGCTAGCCTACCATTATACGGCTTGGTAGTATATATCGCACAAAACAACGGGAACTGCTTTATAAGTTCAATGCCTTTTAATCCTTTGTCAAGTTCATCTTTAAGGTCTGAATACTGTCCAAATGCTTCAAAGTTTAAATCCTTCGGTAGATCGTAGTTAAGAATCTTTGATGGGTATTTGAATAGCGGAGGGTCTGTTTTGAGAAAGGCTAAAGCACTTATTAACTTAGGAAGGTTTGTTATCTGTGCCTGCTTTAGGGTTTCCTCATCAATGCCGGTGAAGATGGATAGGGCGGTTAGTTCTTTGTTGTTATGAAGTTGTAGGTATTGTTTAAACTTTACCTCCTCCCATTTGGTGGGAATGTCTTTAACTACCTTAACCCCGTTTAGCTTTATTTCAAATATCATCTATGTGAAGTTATGCCCATGAATCCTCCTTGATTTTTAAAGCCCATTGCCCCGTACCTTGCAGCGTCAATAAGATCATCAAAAGCCTTTACAGGTTCATCCAATATATCCCCGTTAGGCTTGGTCTTCCATTTGTACGATCGCATTTCTTTCTGCAAATCTATGGAATTACGTTGCACAAATATACGATGCGAACGCATAAAATCAATACCTTCCTTTACGTTCTTGTTAGCCCCCCAGGCGTTAAGCCCCGCCCTCCGTAGTTCTTCAATAACCTCAGGCCGTGAGGTATCGCAGTAAATGTACTTATGCCCGACTATGGGTTTGATCTCATCAATTAGTTGCGGGGTGGTTATGTGGGAACGGTAGAAACATTGCTCAAGGTATAGTTCTTGATCGCCATGCGAAACCTTTGTTAGTGCCGATGGGTGGTTAAAGCCAAAGTCTAAGCCAAAGTGGTAGTCATGGTCAACGCTGTCAAATAGGTCGAATTTATGGAATATGGTGTGCTGGCTTGTACCCCTCTCACCCATGCCGTATACCTTCCAAAAGTTCTCATCAATGTTTTTTAGCTGTTCTATTTCAGCTATCTGCTCACGGCTTAGGAATGGGTTGTCTTTGTAAGTGGTTTGTATAAACTTGCAGTCTGAACGCGGGATAACCTCATCGTAAATCCAATGAAACTCGTCTGCTGGGTTGTAGTCGATTATTATTACCTTCTTTGTTCGTATGCTTAACTGCCTCCATGTTTCAAGGCTTAATAGATTGGCTTCGTTTATGTGGAGAATGTCACGGCCTGGCCCCCTTACCCGTTTGGCATCATCAACGCTGAAAAACTCCATGTAACCCCCTAAAGGGTATTGATACAGGAGGTCGGTCATGTTGTGGTGGGATGGGCTGTAATCACCTTTAGCCTCCATGAGTTCACGCCAATCCCTCATAGCTCCTTTCTTGAGGTGAGGTAGGGATATTGAACATACTGAAATCGTTAGATTGGTTCTGTATGAAATCCCGATAAGTAAATCCTGTATGCCGTAGGTCTTGCCGGAACGTGTACCGCCCTGATGTACTATAATTCGGTAACCGTCATCTATGGCCTTTTGGGTTTCGGTTGCTACCCTTGTTGGGGCGATTCCGTAGGTGAATTCGGTATGAGTGTTTGATCCCATTTAACGGTTATGGATGTTCCCCCTGATTGTTCTACTTCCTGCTTATCCTTCCAGTTGAAGTTCTTTAGCGCAAAGATAGCCCCTGCTGGATTACGGCCATAAAGCCCCTTCTCGTATTGGTTTTCAATTCTTGTGAGTGCTTTTTTTATCGGGTAAAAAAACTCAGGCTTGTCCATGTAGTTGTTAAGGCTTTGGCGTGATTCAAAGCCAAGATGCAAAGCAAGTCCTGTCCATGTTGGTTGGGCTTCGGTTTCGAAATACTGCTCTACTGATTTTTCTAATGCTTCGGGGTTATCCCATATTGGAGGCCTTGCCATACTGCAAATATACTAAACTTGTTCGTTTTGTTTGCGTATCTTCTTTAATTCCTTGAAAATGCGGTAAAGCAGTATCGGGCTGGCTATCGCTGAGGCTAGGGTTATGGTTATTTGGTAGATCATGGCTTTATGGTTAGTTCTTGAGATGTTAGAATCCAGTATAAGTTTTGTAACTGATTGACGTATTGAATTTTATTCATAGAAAACACTTGACTAACATCGTGAGACATTTCGCCTGCACCTTCAAGAACTGGATAAAATTCATCTCCTGAATGAGTGACGTGCATAATAACTAAATGCCTCGATGGGTCATTATCAAGCATAATTTGCCAGTCTTCTTTCTTCTCAAAGCCCATCCTCTCCAACCATTCCGGAGTGAGCGGTACTGGAAATAAACCTTCAATCTGAATCCACCCTTGACCCCCAACTCTTTCACCATCCTCAATAGTGTAGTACGCGTCTGATATAGCTACCTTATCTTTATCAATTGCATGTGCTTCGCCTACTACAATTTGACCTGTTCCTAGTTCCCAAGAGATTATATTCCCTATCCGTAAATGTGTGGGCTCGATCATATCGTTGGGTTTTGTTTTGCTAGTCGGCTTTCGCTCCATCCTTTTTCAATCGCTTCTTTCGGGTGGGCTTCGATCCAGACGTGACAACTTCGACAAACTGGATACCAGCTGCTGACATCCAATAGGTATTTACCACGCCCCCGCTGATGGTGGGGGTCGTCAGTCTTTTCGGTGCAGTATTCATTTACTTTGGCTTTACAGTACGGATTATCTTTCTTGAATTGCTCTACTAAGATAAAATATTCTTTGTTTAATTCCTTACGTTTGTCGCTTATTTTGTTGGGCTTGGCGTATACTTTCTTAGGCTTTGATAATAAGGCTTTGCGCTTTTCTTCTGCCTTTTGTTTGTCGCTTTCTTCTTTCCTTAGCATACGATTATGAGTACCGCAATAGTCTGTTCTACCTTCACACGGAAGATCACATGTAAGTTCTCCAAATCCATCTGTTAAAACAATATATTTACATGTTTTCATTTGGCAGCATCTTTTAATCTCTTGCGTCCTTTCCTTCGTTCATCGTATCGCTTGTAGGCTTCTACTTTTTTCTTCTTACGGTTAGGGTCGTAGTATACGCCTGTAAATACAAAGCTGAAATCTGGCTCCTTCTTGTGCCTGTATGGTTCACCTTCTTTTAGTATGGTGGGGGGTTTGTGTTTCATAAGAACCATGAATAGTTAATAGTCCACTTTGTTCCGTCAGGGTAGGTGATTTTAAAGATTTTATCATCCCACCAAAATTTTGTGCCTGTTTGCAATCTCACCATGATTTCACCTATAAACTGTGTTTTGTAATCAATGTGGAATACGTATTCTTCACGGTTAACATCATCACTGAATTTTAATAAGCTTTTCATTGGCTTGTAGCTGTTGTAATCATTAACCCAATTTGGCTCTTCTTTCATTAAAGGCATTTTTATTTCATTTTTGACCTCGTTCATGTATCAAGGGCGTGTCATGCTATTGGTTGCGATACCAGCGACTAAAGTACAAAATTGCCGATAAACTTACAAGGCTTAACACAAATCCAAGCTGTACCCAAGGGCTTTCAAATACCCTGTCAACCCAGTCAAAGAAGCCTAAGAAATCAGTAAATAAATACATAGCCACAAGGAACCAGGGAAGCAGGACGATTTTAAGTATCAGCATTAACCGCCTCTTTGTGTGGTTGCGCCTTGATCGCTTGTTGGGTTCGTAGGTTAATCCTTTAAGATGTTTGGGAGTATTCATAATTCTGTCAGCTATTTTACTTCTTGTCATGGTTTGGTGGTGTTTAGTTTCTTCTTTTCTTCTTCCAATACTTTGCAATGTATTCAGGCAGTTCCCTGTTTTCTTCACGGTATAATATGTATTCACGTAATTCATCACACCTTTGTTGCACCTGTTCATCCGTCCATTCAGGGTGCCTTTCACGGACTTGCAACTCTTGGCACTTGAAAACGTATTCATGATGTTGCTTAAGTCTATCGGTAGAATCCATTGTCTTTCTTCCACTGTTTGTATGAATCGTAATCCTCAGCCCCTTCACGCTTTACCTCATCATCTGTCATTGGGCGTACTGATTTAACCTGCATGTTTTTTATTGATTCCATATACTCATCAATCAATTTCTGTGTTTCTGGCGTTACTGGTTGATTGGTTGTAGTTTCAATAAATCCCCTTATTCTAAGTTCAGATTCTTTTCTCTTTTGATGTTCGTTCTCAAGTTTTTCGGCTTGCTTTTCTAATTCGTGTTCGAACCACGCATTAATCGTATCGGGTGTTAATCTCCAGTTAGGGTCTTTTGTTGGTGGTGGATTCAATAAACAGGCTTTTATCGTTTCAAGCGTTTCAAATTTGTAATTGTCCATTATCCATTCGCTTAAAATTATACCATTCTTTTCACTCCAGTTTGGTATTTGGTAAAGTATTACCACCCTTTCAAGTAATGATATAATTTCCTTTTGAACTGCTATTTTATCAGGCTGTTCATTCAACACTCTTTGAGGCAAAATATTCATTATACCCGTCAATCCTTGATTCGAGAGTTGTAACTTGTTTTCCTGGTCTTTCATTTTTTTTCCACGTTTTTAATCTCCTATTTAAATCAAATACTTTTTGCATTTCAAATCTCATTTTCGCGCCACCCTCATTTTTTTCTGTCCAGTAATCGTAAAAGGCTCTTAGGGTTTCTTTTGAGTATTCACTTAGGTATTCAGCTACCTTATTTCTAAAAATCAATTCCCTTTCTTCAAGTGTAGCGACTTTAGTCGCGCCAATTTCATTATCTACTTTCTTCTTTTCTTTTCTCTTCTTCTTTTCTCTTATCTTATCTTCTCTTATAGCATTGGGGTCGCTATGCGATGGCATTGGGGTCGCTTTGTTTCTGCGTTTTAACCACCCTTCACGGGCATTTTTGCTATTTGTATTACTGGTATTCTCAAACTCCTCAAGCTGTTCATTGAGAAAATCAATACAAATCATCCCATCAATCACCTGTATAATTTCGTCATCAATAAGCGAATCAAATGCGGTCGCATTGCCTTTGCATATCTTTTGCACTGCTAACTTATATGGTAAGTCACCCAATCTTTGCCAATACATTGAACAAACATTTATGAAAATACCCTGAGCCTCAAATGTGGATACCTGGATATTTCCGTTTTCCCATTGGTTTGGCTCAAACTTAAAGTATGGAAGTTCTTTAGCCATATCAAAATGGGTTAGTGTAAAGTTCTGGCAATTCTTTACCTAAATGATCAGCTAACTGAGGCCTCCAATCCGAAGCAAAATTTGGAGATTTAGATGCATTACAATGGTAACAAAGTGGTTGAAGATTACGAATATGATCAGACCCACCAGCGTAAAGAGAAACTATATGATCCTTTTCAATAACATTACTCATTTCACCAAGACAAGCACAACAGGTATGTTCAAAGAAATCTAACATATCTAACCACTCCTGTTTAGAATGCCTTCCTTTATATCTAGCGTTCCTTAATCGGACAGTTCTAATGCGAGAATAACTCATAATAAAAAATACCAGCCACAATACAAAGGCGATCCACGTTAGCTGAAAAGCTAAAAAGGCAATGTAAGGGGCTGGATTCTTTTAATTTCATATCGTGAATCGCATAACAAACTTAACAAACTTACTGCACATAGGCAAGGGGTTTAGGAAAATATTTATACTAAGGATAATTGCTTCACACTATGAAACCTCGACTTACAAAGCTCCAGATTGATTTTAGCCTGTTTAAAATAGCTTTCCTTTAGTTCAATACCTATTGCCTTACGACCCAACGAAACAGGGCTATAAACTTCACTACCTACGCCCATAAAAGGGGTTAATACAACCTCATCAGGGTTTGAGTAAAGAACCGTAAGCCTGTCAATTAAGTCCAATTGAAGCGGGTGTACGTGCTTTTCATCGTCCTCCTCTTTGCTATCCCTGAAAGGCAAAACGTTATCAATCCGAATATCATCCCACACACTGGAGGCATACCGTTGCCACATTAAATGGCTCAATTTGTTTTCTCTTTGATCACCTGAAAATGATTTCCACTTCTTAGCAAAGTCCTCGTAATTGCCGTAGGTTTCAATATGGGCCGGAAGAAAAGGAACATCCCCAAAGTATTCGTATTCGCTCAATCCGTTTAGGTGTGTTACCGGTACTTCGTTTTCTCCTGAGTTGGTGAATATCAAAACATAATCAGGCATTGCAGTAAAACAACGGGTAGAATCTTCTACTATAAATTTGTGCATGAGGCTTTGAACCATTGTCCTCATCCTGACCTTTAGAGGCTCTTTCCATACCGTTATCCTATTACGATAGTGCATACCGTATTTTTCATGTATGCGAATTATCTCATGCGGGAAATCCCATAGGAAAGATTTGTTATCAAATACATCAGTACAATGTACCGCGCTTATTCTCCCTGGTTTGGTTACCCTCGCAATCTGTTCCACAAGGAAATCGTATTGTTCTAAAAACTGTTCTTTGCTTTCACAGTTAGAAAAGTCTTTCTCATGGCTAGAGTAATTGTAAAGCCCCGCAAATGGAGGCGAATATATTGAAAGGTCGATGCTATTGGAGGGCATTTCTGAAACCACATCCATGCAATCAGCATTTACAATCGTGTAGCGGTCGGTAGTTACTTGTTCTTTAATCATATAAATTCAGGTAGTTTAAATTGTTTGTCGAATCCTTTTACTTTGATTTTAAAATCGCTATTGGTTTCTTTTGTGAGTTTCTCAAACATTTGATTAGCCTTTTCTTTTTTGACTAACAAACTTTGAATAATCCTACTTTGCCCATCTGAAAGAACCAAGTCAACCGTTACCGGCCTTGTTTGTCCAAACCTCCAAAAACGCCTAATAGATTGGTAATACTGTTCGTATGAGTATGTAGGGAAATATGTTGTATGGTTGCAGTGTTGCCAGTTCAAACCAAATGCAGTTATACTTGACTTTGTAATTAGCTTGTTTATTTTACCATCACTGAAAGCTGTTAGTATTTCCTCCTTTTCATCTATGTCCATTTGACCACGGATCTCAATTGCTGAATTATCGTAATGAGAAATACGGTCGGCCTCATCATTAAGATTTACCCAATATACGGTAGTTTCATGGTGGTTTGCAAGTTCTACAGCCATCGCGCAACGCTCGTCAATTGTTGCCCTAACCTCTGCTTTTATTTCACGGAAGTCCATTGCTGGCATATTGAAAAGCTGTTCCTGACCGTTTACAGCTAATGGCTTTTTATTTTTAACTACCGTTTGATTTTCGTAAAGTTCAGGTAGTTTATGGCGTTCATCGCTAAACCCAAGATCGGAAGGTTTACGCATTGATATAGACCAACTGGCAACCCACCTCCAAAAGTCTGATTCTGCATGTGGTTTTAAATACCATTCAACCCCCTGCCTAGCCATTGCAATCTGACCTATCTTAACCGTGTTGTTATTATTGTTCTTGAAAAACTTACCAAGCATATCGGTATAGCCAAGATACCCCAAAGCCTCGGAGCTTGTGCCTAACTCTATGTAGTCATTTGGCGATGGTGTGGCTGTAAATAGAAAGCGGTACTTTACTTTTTTAAGGAATGTAGTAACCTGATTTTTTATAGCCCCGTCAAAGTTTTTTAGGATTGAACTTTCATCGAGAATAACACAGTCAAAATCCTGCCAGTTGAATTTATCTAATCGTTCATAGTTACAAACAACTATTTTGCTTTCAAAGTGGCCATCCTTTGAATATTGAATATCAGTTATACCAAACTTCTTAGCCTCTTTGATAAACTGAAACGCAACCGCTAAAGGTGTAATAATTAATACAGGTTTGCCGGTTGTGAATAAATAGTTTTTGGCTATCGTTAGCTCAATGATTGTCTTACCTAATCCAGTATCAAGAAACACAGCGCAACGGCCCTTCCTTATTGCGTATTGAGTTACATGGGTTTGGTAATCAAATAAGCCTTCCGGGAACCAATTAACCTCTATTCCAAAGTTTTGAGATACATGTTTCTTAGACTCTAAAAATTCCTGATAAGTCATAAAATTTAGTTAAAGTTATTGCAGGGCCGCTACTCCTGCCAAGTTGATTTCATACGATCTACCCGCTAATGCTTTTAAAATTTAAGAGCGAATAAACCACTACTTTCTATCGTCTTTTTACTTGTTTTAATGTTTATTTCTAAGATACCTAACCACCCACCAGCCGGCCACAACACCGATTAAGCCCATTGTAAAGTATAGCTGATGCCAGGGGTTATCCATAATACTATCGATTTCTTCTTTAAAGTCGATTACAGCCACTATCCCCAAGCAACACATGGAAACGGTCACCCCGAAGGCAAATAGTCCCTGAAGCCAATGGTTTGAGAAATAGCCGTATATCAGATGATACAGCCCACCGATGAAAGCCAATAACAAAACCCACATACGTCTAATACGGTTTTTCCGTGGCCTGTGGTCAAGTAGCTTTTTACCTGAATACTCACGGTTGAGGCCAGCTACCGCCCGCGCTCTGGCTTTGGTTAGGTCTTGGTCTGTCATTTTGATTTGATTAACTGTTTGCTTTTTTAATCATGATATCCATTTATCATAAGTTACCCACTCAGCCCATGAATCATAATAATTTGCACCTACTGAATATTTTTGACTTTCATAATATTTTTCAAGCCATATAGTATAAATATCACCCGTTGGTGGGTATCTTACCTCAGTAGGAAGCCATGCAAATTTTAAAACATTCCTTACACTTTTGATTTTTTTATGTTTTATTTTCATGGCTGTATTTCTGTTTTCTTTATAAACCAATCTTGAGCAAAATTATCTTGAAATGATTTCCTAAATTCATTAGGGGTTTTACGCCAATCCCAAAATACTCTTAGTCTGTGAGCTTTCATTGCCGTATAAGCTCCTATTAAACTTCTATGAATACTCATGGTCGCTGGCGCTGATTCATAAGTACATGGCTGATAGCAAAACTCATAAATATATTCAGTCTTCTGATCCATTTACTATCTCATAAAAAACCTTATAAATCTCATAACCACCCAAAACAAAAATTAAACTAATTCCAATACATACCGAAAGTATTGGGAAATAAATACCAAACATCACTAATCCATAAATAATCAGACCAACAGAAATCATTAAACAAAAGGCTTTTAGGGGCTTCATATCTTCTCTTTCCCTGTTCTTGGTATTTCTCTAGTTCTAATTCTCTCATATGGATCACCAAAATCCACATGTATAGATGATCCACCCCTATCAATATCGCATTTGGTGTATAGTCTTTGACTTCCGTTGATTTTATTATATTTTCATGTGGTGTAATGTTTGGTAGTGTACCAACAATACTTAATGGGTTTTTCAATCCTGAATTTTGGGCGTTAGATTATGTCATGG